CTCGAGTTCAATATGTTGAAATTATTCTCCTTTGTTATATTCACAATTTTATTACAAAAAATATCACATATTTGAACTTTGTACTTGGATATAATCTTATCACTGATCATTTAACTCTTTACAAAAAACAAATCGAAAAAGAAGAAAAAATTGATTTTTCTAAATTTCGCTTGCAAGCTGGAGATTCAGAAAGTTCAGTTGATTTTTCTAAATTCAAAGTCCAAGTTGGTGATCAAGAATCACCTTCCTGGTATAATGAAAATGAATCTCATTTTGAACAAGATTACAGACAACTTGAAGAAATGTATATGTATATTGAAATTGAAGAAATGTCTCAACATGATTTTCCAATTTACAAACTAAATAAATCACAAAAGAAAAATAAACCACGTGATATCAAACGATATTGTGCAAAAATGGATTATGATTCTTTTAAAAATTTGAGATTGCAAAGCGCTGAAGAAGAATCTTATTCTTTTGATGTCACAAGTCTCAAACAAAATTTATTTGAAAAATTTGGAGCTTCACAACAAACGACATATTTTATTCATGTTTGTGAATCTATTGGTATTACTGCTCATTATTTAAGTAAAGCCACCTGCAAAGCTGATGTTTTGATGGCTTTTGCCAATTTAACAAAACATCATCTTAAAGATAGAACACTTTGTTCTTCCGAAAATTTGAAGAAAATTAATAAGCTTATTAACACACTCTTTAAAAGACAAATGGAATTACAGAGTTCTCATGATGAATTATTATTTACTCTTCGTAATTTATTGAACAATTATCAAGTTGTGAAGAAATCTCCTGTATTTAAAAAAGTTTTCCGCCTTTTTAATTATTTCTTAGCTTTAGAAATTTTTCAAAAATGTGGATTACCGATTACTTATTCTGGTTATAATAAACTAGAACAAGAGATTCACAAAAAGAAATACCATCTTGGTCCTGATTTTGTTTTCAGTTTATTGGATACAACTTTGTTTCTTTGTGAACGAGGTTCACAATGTTGGAAACAAGGTTCTATTGAACCAATGTTTCATTCTGGTTCTTCTAATGCTGAATGGTTTGATAAAACTACAACGATTAAAAGACAAGCAATTAATCTTCATAATCCTGTTCTTAATGAAGTTTCTGAATCTGAATTTTTAAGTAATTTAGATGAGGTTATTGAAAAAGGACAATCTATTTATAAATTTGCTTCTATGTTAAGTGATTTTGACAAAAGGATGGTTAATGAACGATTGAATGATATGTTAATGATTAAATCTGAAATCTTATGTTTAAGATTTGCAAATGAATCGAGACAAGTTCCTTTTTCCATTTTATTACATGGTGAGTCTGGAATTGGCAAATCCACTGTTAAAGATATTTTATATTATGTTTTTTGTGAAACAATGAATTTACCTAATACAGATGATTATAAATACAATCGTAACCCTATCTCAGATTTTTGGGATGGATTTCGATCAAGTATGCATTCTCTATTTTTAGATGATGTAGGTTTTATGCATCCAAATAAGGCACCAAATGGAGATAAATCTTGTTTAGAATTTATTCAAGTCATTAATCCTATGCCTTTTGTGCCTAATCAAGCATCATTGGATCTAAAGGGAAAAACGCCTTTTCGAGGTAAATTCGTATGTGCTACAACTAATGTTAAAAATTTGAATTCTCATCATTATTTTTCTCATCCATCTGCTGTGCAACGAAGATTCCCTTTCATTATTACTCCTACACCAAAACCTGAATATACAACTGAGGGTATGTTGGATTCAAAGAAAGTACCTCCTGCTCAAGATGATCAATATGATGATCTATGGACGTATAGTGTTGAACGCGTTTACACAGTTCCAATTAACGGTCGAGAAGTGAATGCAAAAATTGTTGCAGATCCTGAACTTCAGGATATGAACCAAAAACAATTTTTGAAATGGTATATCTCTGCAATCAAACAACACTTTGATAATCAGAATAAAATGACAAATTCCATCAAGATGATGAAGGAAATTAAGTCTTGCAAAACATGTAGTTTACCTTTAAAAATTTGCGATTGTAATTTTCAATGTCTTGATACACTTGCTAAATTCACCTCTACTATTGATTCATTTTTAGGTATTATATTCTTTTTCAAAATATGGTCCTTTTGTATGCGATTTAAGAGGAATACTCAACAAACCAGAGAATATTACACTAATTTGGGTAACCGAATAAATGGATATTTAGATACACCAAAATTTTTTGCTTTTTTAGCAAGTATTATTACCGGTGCTATTATCATCTGGAAATTGAAAACAAATTTAATGTCTATGCAAGCTGCTGAAGGTGAACGACCTACTGGCAATGAAGAAAAAGAGAATCCCTGGTATAAGAATGATTATGAAATTACCAATTTTGATATTTCAAGACAAACTCTATCTTGGAAAGATATGGAAATTGAACAATTGATTAAAGTTCTTTCTAACAATACTATGACTATTATTCAACATTATAAAACTATTGGAGTCAATCGAGAGCGTTATGGAAATGCCCTTGCTATTGAAGGTCATAAAGTTATTGTTAATTTACACACTCTCAAAATGGATGAGGAAATCATGTTTTTCACAATTATCAGACAAAGTTCTGCTGATGGTGTAAATCAAAATATCTCTTTTCAAATGAAGAGAGATGATATTCAAGTTTTTTCTGATCATGATATTGCTGTACTTAATATTACTCAATTACCACCTTTTAAACGTATTACAAATTTATTTCCAAATAAGGATTTTAATGGATCTGGAAAAGGATTTATTATGTCTAAACGTAAGGATGGTAGTCAAAATAAAATTGACTTCATTCGCGCTAAACGTACTAATGGAGTTGACTTCTCACATTTTGATAAGAATTCAAAATTAGTTCATGATGTTTACACTGGGCAAGTTGATACTAGTACATTAAATGGTGATTGTGGAGCTCCTTATATTTTATTAACCCCTATGGGTCCTGTATTATTAGGAATCCATGTTGCGGGTTATGATGCAGTAGCTCAATGTTTGTTTTTTGATAAAGAAACTATTGAACTTTTCATTGCTAATGAAACAAAGATGAACAAAGGAACACCAATGATCTCTTCTAAAGATATTAATAGAGAAATTGGACCTTTAGCCAAGAAATCTGTATTCAGATATATTCAATCTGGATCGGCTACTATTTATGGTTCATTTTCTGGCTTTAAAATCACTCCTAAAACACGAGTTGAGAAGACTCCAATGAATGCCTTCCTTCAAGAACATGGCTATTCAACTAAGTATACTCAACCGGTTATGGGAGGATGGAAACCATGGAGAATTGCAGCCTTAGATTTAGTGAACCCTGTTGTTGATATTGATTTGGATACACTTCATATTATTACTGAACAATTCACTGAAACTATTCTTAAACAATTACCACAAGAAGAATTGGATTTATTAGCTGTGTATGATGATTTTACAGCACTCAATGGTGCTGCTGGAATTACTTATGTTGATAAAATGAATCGTAATACTAGTGCTGGTAATCCTTGGAAAAAATCAAAGAAATTCTTTTTGACTGCTATTGCCCCAGAAGGAGATAATCTAGATCCTGTTGAAGCATCACCTGAAATTATTGAACGAATGCAAGAAATCATTGAAAAATATAAAAAAGGTGAGCGAGCACATCCAAATTTTTGTGCACACTTGAAAGATGAACCTGTTACATTTGCCAAACAAAAGTTAGGTAAAACACGGGTTTTCTCTGGTGCACCATTTGATTGGAGTTTAGTAGTACGCAAATACTTTTTATCTTCAATCAGGGTTATTCAACGTAATAAATTTATTTTTGAAGCTGCTCCAGGTACTATTTGCCAATCCCATGAGTGGGGTGACATTTATCGATATCTCACCACTTTTGGAACTGATAGAATTGTTGCTGGAGATTATAAAGCTTATGATAAAAGAATGCCACCCGCATTTATTACAGCCGCTTTCAAAATAATGATTTCCATTTGTAAAAGAACTGGAAAATTTGATGAAGAAGATGTTTTAATTATGCAAGGTATTGCTGAAG